TCGGTTATGCCGGCGTGGTTTTCTTCTTGATACAAGCATTGAAAGGGAGTTCAGTAATGATGATAAATGCTGCGTGGGATGGCATTTCGGCACTCATTGAATCGATTGCTGCGTACGTGGTGCTGGGCGAGAGATTAACAGACCCGAATCAATATATTGGGATTGGACTTATTGTATTGGGACTCTTCTTTTTGAAAATACCGATTCACTAATTGTGGAAATTTCATCTGTATCGTCGCATAGTTTTGCGACGTTGATTTCGCCTCTTATTTTTGCGCGTTTTTTTGCGAAGTCTCTTGCCACCTTTAAGAGTCTTTCTAAATTCTTCGTCCTCTATTTTTTTTATGAGATTTTCCACGACTTGTAAGATATATTTATAAGTCGCCAATGTCGACTCTTCCTGTGCTTTTTTATCCGGTTCAAGGTCGCCAATTTTGATTTTACTCTCAAGTCCTTCAATTGCACTTTTAACGAAGGACTTTGATTTTCGTGCATATTGGTCAACGTCTACTTTTGCCTGTTTATCATCTCTATTGTCATTATATTTTTTAATCAATTCTGCCAATTTGTTGATTTGCATTGCGCTATCCTTTCGATTGATTTTCGAAATAATGATTTTTTGGATGTCATCAGTGATTCCGCTGATTTCATCAATCGATTGTTTAAGTAGTTCATTTTTTATTATGAAATTATTTGGGTCGTTTTTATCTTGTTGTTCTGGTGCGTTTATTTTGACTTTTTCAGTATTACTGGTTTCGGCTTTTTTTGCTTCTTCGGCCTTTTTTGCTTCTTCGGCCTTCTTTGCTTCTTTGGCCTTCTTTTCGTCACTTTTGATTTTGTCTTGTTCTTTATTGAATTTATCTAGCCTCTCTGTCATATCAATGTATTCAATCATTTGTAATACTTCGGTGTTTTCGGTTTTGTTGATTAATTTGTCGGCCTTATTGCCAAGGCGATTGTTTTCAAAATAACAACTCACTGCTGAAAAATTGGCATCTGTAACCAGACCACCCGCCAAATCAAGTGCCAAATATAATTCATAGTGTGGACTCTGTTTTTTCGACTCAGCTTGATTAATTTTGTCGAGGCCAATATAGGGCGAAGGTTTCTGGTTCAATATATCATAGAATTCATTTTCCTCGTAAATCTTGTATTTGAATGTGGCAGCCATTTTGGTTATTTCAAAAAGGGAATTACTGGTTTCGTCAAAACAGTTAGCAATGGTTTCATTGGTTGAAATTCTGTTTGGTAATGACAATAATGCGAAATTGTCAATGTAGGGTTTGTAGTAATCGTATCTTGCCATATCGATCGAGCTTAATTTCATTTTGTCGTAAATGTCTTTGTATGCCTGGGAACTGAATGTGTTTGTGAGCAATATCAATATGGCAATTGTTTTATTTTGAAAAAATTCTAGTTTTTTGATTATCTCTTCTTGTTTTTTGTAATTTTTATTTGTGTCTGTTGTGTCTGTTGTGTCTTTTGGGTCATATTTAATATTCATTTTTCTCAATGGGTCGTGGTATAATTTGTAAAACTGGGTATAATGAAGATTCATAAATGTTTGGAGACTTCTCATATCGGCAATTCCAATTTTGGATTCGTCTTGGATACGACCTTTAATATCGCCTAGAAATTTTTTTATGTTTTCTACATCATTGTAAGCATCTGGTAAACCAGGTAATATGGTGGCTGGTCCTGGTGCTACGGCGGGTTCAAACTTCGCAGTAAATATTTTCAAATATGCATCAATAAGCTCTACTATATTTGTACTCACTCGTTTTAAATAACCATCGATTTTGTAAATAATTGACATATACACTGGATGAAAAACAGCATTATCTAGCCATCGACACTGAATCAATGTCGTTTTTTTGTTGGAAATGTTCATATGTGTGTATTTTGCATAAGGATCATTATTACCAAATCCACTCAATAATTTATTTAACGAGAATGTGCTAGAATAGCCAGAACTATAAGCATATGGCGGATTGTCTACTGGAAACGAGATTTTAAAACAATATTTCAACATCAACAACATATTTTCTTTGATAAAACAATCATTCTTATTTTTACATTGTTCGTCATTTCCCTGACTATCGCGCCATTTGGTTTTCATTTTCCGTAATTCATTCGAATTATCACCCGTTTTTTTGAGTCTTGACTGGACCAAATACGATACAAACTTATCTCTATTGTAAAATATTTCCAAACATTCTTGGTGTGTTTTTGTCATCAATACTTCTTCGCTATATCTGGCATTTGTACATATCCATATATTGTCTCCACTGATTTTCTTGTCAAAAATAAACATATCCGGTTTCAACTCAATTGGTTTTGTTGCATCAATATTGGTTACTGCCATTATGTTAATTTTGTCAAGATCAAAATCATTAATGGTTATCATTATATTATATTATAGTAATATTTTGTTATACATAATATTACTTACGGTCACCTATATAAACCGATAACAGTTTAATGGTTCACGGAAAATGGCTGTTCTGTAATTACCTGTGATTTTTTTGAACTCTTGTTTTCAGTTGATGCTTCTTTTTGCTCAACATACTTGTCAATTACTGTTTTTGCCTTAATGTATTCATCATGCGATATTTCGGTATCTATATTATCATAAAACTCCTTGAAATCCTGGGGCAAAATACAGAACTGACTTTCGTCATTTAATAAGAAATCAAACAACACGATGAAAATGATTGTTAGACCGAGAGCAATATAAATGTCTCGGGTTCCCATCCATGCAATAGCAAAAACGAGGATTTGTTTGCTAAATGTGTATTTCAAATACATTTCGGCGGTTTTTCCAAGTTTCAGTGTGGCAAACTTGGATGCTATATTCAGTGTGATAATCATTAGTCCGGCGAATATTTTGCTGTCGTTGATGTTCATTAACCTCTCGTGTAAGAGTCCTGTCCATCCAGTTTCCGCGGGTTTCTTTGATTTGGACATTATATGTTGTGTGGATATTATTCTGTGGTCTATGCTCTTATAGGATTGTGCATTGCCTCTGGCTCCTTCCATTCACCGCGTTTAGGATAAAACATGTCCTTTACCAAATCAAACAGTGAGTTTGATGAACGCGGATATAATTCGGTTTCATTATTTAGTTTTGCCTCTATTATACTGTAATCGCAAGTATTATCGCATGGATTACAACGAGACTTTGTGTTATATTTGATTTCGGGGTAGATGTGGTCGGCCATTTCGGTTTTGACGGGGAAATCTTTGTACATCAGGATACCATTTTGGCATTTTTCGCGAATAAATGTGTCGCGAGCTGTTGTGAATGCGTCGATTGTATTGGGTTTGATATAAGTTGTTGTTTCTATTTTGTATCCGCCTTTGTTTTTTTTGTTTATGATTGAAGTAGGTATAGGAGAAACAGAAGTCATTGGTTTAGGAGGGACTGATTTAGGAACTACATATGTTACAGGAGTCACAGAGGTTACCTGTGGAGAAGCGCCAGGTTTAGGAGCGACTGGTGTAGGAGCGACTGGTGTTACAGAGGTCACCTGTGGAGAAGCGCCAGATTTAGGGGCGACCGGTGTTACAGGAGCAACCGGTGTAGAAGCAACCGGTGTAGACTCCACTGGAATTGTTTTCTCATCTAACCCCTCTCTCTCATTCATCTGGTAAAACGCAATAACAATAACACAACACAACGTTCCAAACACATAATCAATCGATGTGTAATAAATGATTAGCAAAATTGCCACCAGTTTTCCTAAACGGGTATGACTTACCTCTATAAACCACTCTTTGTATGACATATAAATCAACACTAGAACTATGGGTATGAACTGCATCAAAATAGATTTGTCTCCAAGTGTTTTTTCAACATTCACCAATAGATTTTGAATATACTTTTTAGGATTCATGGTGTGTATATGTTCGGTATATATATAACTATTGAAAATATAGATAGATATGTCGTTGCTAAATACCGCATCTCCTTGGAAAGGTTGTAATACCCAAAAACGGACGCCCTCTATTGGCAAACGACGAACTCAGCGGTCGGCTCAACCGCAAATTGAGACCAATTTAGCAGATTTAGAGGAACAGGAAGATATTTCGGACCATCTCAAAATGACAATGGAAACAAATGATGAGCGCAGTACTACTGTCAATGATATGCTCAATCGCATTACGGCTGACCCCATCGATTCCGGCGCCGGTCTTGCCGACTTCAAGCCTTTTGCTCCCCCTAAGGGAAAATCCTTTATGGATAATTTAGCCGATATGTTGCCTACACAATCCACAGAGGGATTTGAAGCCGATGGAACTACTCGCTCTATTTCCGCAAAACCTTATGATCTTGGTCTAGACTCGTTAAGTAATTATGCCAAGAGTTATGAGGCTGGTGGTATTTTAGGAAAACCGTATTATTCCCAGAAGGGGGCCGCCGTCGACCCCAACAGCACTATTATCCAGAAGCTCAATAATATTACTAACATTCTTGAAGAAATCAAGATGGAGAAAACCAACAATATTACAGAGGAACTCATTCTGTATTCATTTTTAGGCGTTTTTGTGATTTTTGTAGTGGATTCATTTGCGCGGGTGGGCAAATATCATCGTTAAATATGCTTACAACACAAGTTGTTACTATGCTAAAAACCATATTAACAATAGAGGTTATATATTTATTATTATGAGTGAACCTGAAAAAAGGTGTGCCATTTACTGCCTCAATTATGCAAACCAAACCAGATTTGATGCAATGTTTGATAAGTGGCACAGAACAGGTACAAAAGCCACTATGTTCGCAGGTGTACCAACAACGGACCCCCGCATCGCCGGTCGGGGTCTCAGTGATCATGCCGCAAAATGCTGGTCTTGTATGATCGGCCATCTTGATATGATTCGCACATATTTAGAAGAAACTGGTCCCGAAATTGATTGCGCCGTTTTCTGCGAAGACGATATTTTGATTGATGCCGATTTTCGAGCTCGGCTTGACCACGTCATCGACGACTTTATGGCACTTGGTGTAGACACGTTGTTGCTTGGCTATTTGACGATGTATCCTATTGTGGGAGATGACAACGCCGGATATCCCAAGTTGGGTTATAGTCATTATGTAGATGTTAATTCGGGTCGAGCAACCCAATATAACTACTACGAATATGGAGACATATGGGGGACACAAATGTATATGCTGTCGAGAGCTCAGGCTGAGCGCATCTTGGAAAAATACGGGAATGATTATGGCGACCGGTTTCTGGCTAATCCGGAAGGACATCGCCAATTTAGCGCGGATTGGACGATTACCAAAGAGGGACGACGCGCAATTGTGTATCCAATGTTGGCGATTGAGGACGGACTGAGTACTTATGATGACTATGGCCAACGCGTGTTTCACCAAATGTCGCACGAATCCCATAAGGATTCATCAAATTACATATAATTGTTTGTATGTAGAGAATCGTTTATAGCCATTATTATATAATGAGCACATTAAAGGAAACCCCATACAAAGACGGCGAAGAAAGTTTAGAAATAAAAATAATACCCGATGATGCGTCAACATGTAAGAGTGGTGAAGCGTGTGAATCCATGAAGGAGTCTATTGCAAAGATCGTGCCTTTTTGGAGTAATAATCCCAATATTTTGCTCAACTCCGAGTCAATGTTTGAGCTTTTCCCCACTGAGGATATGTCATTCGAGCAGAAGCTGAATGCTGTTACGCGGACTCTGGTGCTCTTGACGATTATGACCTTCCTCTATACCAAGAGCACGCACATCTTGTGGGTTGGTGCTGTTTCGGTGTTCTTTGTATATTTGCTCTTTAATCACAAGAGTGGCGAGAAAGATGAAATTGCAAAGAAGAAGGAGGAGGGATTCCAAGAGCTCAATGCAGATGCTACAACACCTGCACAGGCGCTGTATAAAGTAGATAACCCCGTGGATGTATTCCAGAAACCGAGCGCCGGCAATCCGTTTGGCAATGTGCTGCCGACCGATTACATATATAACCCGAAACGTAAACCGGCCCCGCCCAGTGGCAATTCCAATGTCTCGGCGGATATAGTGGAGCAGGCAAAACAATTTGTGCGCAATGCCAATCCCGACCAACCGGATATTACTGAGAAGTTGTTCAAAGATTTAGGCGATGAGTATGTGTTTGAGCAGTCATTAAGACCATTTCACTCGACCGCGAGTACCACTATACCGAATGACCAGCAGTCATTTTCGGAGTTCTGCTATGGTGGGATGGTGTCGTGTAAAGAGGGGAACGCATTTGCTTGTGCCAAGGGGGTCGCCAGATACAACAACTATTAATCGTGCTTGAATAAATGCGATTTTTTGTTGATGGTATATATAGCACATTATGGCATCTTTACACTCTTATTCTTTTCACAGCAATGAGCGAATTCGCAATGATGGCACCGATAAATCCCAGAAATCCGTTATGAATACCAAGTTCAACAATTATATGATGAGCAACTATTTTAGCGAATCCAGAAGTGATGATCACGTGAGTTTTGCCACTGCTCAGCCCGGGTTTATGTTCAATTCCGGTGGGATTTATGGCGCGACTGCCTCTACGGTCGATGTAGATAGTAAGTTCACTATTCAGCGAGAGAATTCGCGATCATTGGAGAAACTTTCGTTACAGACCCGACCCTTCGTGGCTGTGCCCTATTTAGGCAGAGGATCTTGTGACCCGGCATTGGAGTCGCAGTTGATGCAGGGGGATTTGGTGAGCAACAAGAAGAGTGTGTCGACAATTAGTGAGCAGTCGTTCATCAATAACCAGATGTATCCGTTGTTGGATAGTATCAAGGAGACCATCACCAATCCCAAGTATTTAGTACAAGAGGCGGCGTTGGATGGATGGACCAGAGGAGGGTCGGCCACGCGTTCGGCGACCAAGGCGACACATTTGCCCAGTGGAAGTGGGTATTAAACCGTCGAAGAATAAACAGCCTGGATGGTGGTATAAATTCTTCAATAATGTAAATATTTTCGGGAGATTATGTATAATAAAATATGGCAGCACCAGCACCAGTAGTATTAAACGACCCATCAAATCAGGCCAAATTTAAAGAATACACCGATAAGCTTGAAACAGTTAAAGGAGCAGTTGCTCAAATTACCGATGATGCAAGTTTTGCAACAAATTTTAAAAAGCTCCCTCTAATTGTTGATTATCAACCTCGTGTCGGAGGAAAGTCTCGTCACAAGAACAAGAACAATAAGAAGAACAACAAGTCTCGCCGCAGAAACCAGTCCAAGAGACAGCGCAAATAAATGTGTTGCCTCTATTATTATATAAACATAACTTGCACGTTATATTTATTTAGCACAAATGGAAGAAGTATCACATACTCCCTATGATTTCTCGATTTCCACTATTTCCTATACCGACGACTTCGAATACCGCAAAACTTTGCGTGCTCTATTCCGTATGGAGCAGAAGAACTTCACCGACGATGTTGTCCTAGATGAACAAGACATTGATGATGCCCTTATGACCAAAACTCTCGACTGGATTTTTGCAAAAACGCGGTCAAACCACCTTTTCCAAACCCTTTATACAAAAGCCGCCGGGTTTATGTTATCTGAGTCTATGGAAACCGGTCTGTGTATTTTGTTCGCCTACGACAATTTGCCATTCTTCCATCCCGTGCTATGTGACTATATGGCTGATCCCCGCGGATTTAGTGATAAAACGCAGTCATATGCGCTATTACACGCCAAACTTTTCTCGTGAATGTGTATATTTTTGTATTGCGCAATGTCACAAAATAAAATTACTCCAATTACAGAATCGAATACACGCAAGAAAACCAGTCGCGGAGACTACGAAATGGAACAGGATTTCAATAATAAGTTCTATGATTATTACAGTAATTCCGCCAACTATTTTAATCGAGCCACCAAAACTATGTTACCTGGAAATGGATTTGTTGGTGCATCGATGTCATCATTTGATTTAGCGAATAATGCGTGCGATATTGAATCGATGTTGAGAGGCTATGGCACGGGCAATATGGTGTATCGTGAGGCACCGATCGAGCCGGATATAAAGAAATTGCCGTCGTTAAACTTATATGATTCACAGGTGGCATATTTGCCTGATCCACTTGTGGTTCATCGAGGTCAGCGACCAATGTTTAAGTGAAATAATGGCATAATAACATAATGTTATAGAGGTATAATATAATATTATGGCGGGTATTGGGGCTGCTATTGCTGGAAATATAATTAATAATGCGGTTGCCCACATTGCGCCTCGGGTGGGCATTGAGCCTCAGGTAAGAGGTCTAAATGAATCTGCACTCTTGGCGGCGGTATTGAGAAATATGAGAGAACAACGTGTAGTCCAACCTGTGGCCCAACATGTGACCCAGCCAAATTTAAATGTAGTAAATCAACCACAATTAACTATGGAAGGTCTTGATAAACTGATCGACACTGAAATATATTATTTATCTTTCAAAAACTTTGAATCGAAACTGTTTTCATTTCGCAAAGTGTTGACAAATGATATGATATCATTTTTGGAATCACAAATACCCAAACTTGTTGATCCATTTGATCCTAATAAAGATAATAACAATAACAATATTGTTAAATTAAATGGAACACATGATATTGTTAATTTATCTGCTTTACCAGATTCTCAATTTTTTTTAAAAACTCTTTTAGAGAATGAGTTAGAAGAAGTTAATGTTAAATATAAAGTTAAAAAAAATGTAAGTTTTAGACAAAAGTATGAAAAATATTTTAGTATTTATGAAAAGCGAAAAGGAGAATATGATGAAGCAAATTGTGATGCAACAAAAATAAGTGTTTCAAAGTTTGAAGAGTTCGCATATATTGATCATCATGCTGATGTGAATGAAATATTTTATGGTAATCTCAATAGTGGAGCAGAGCTCAAAGGCGGAGCACAGCTCAATGGTGGAGCACAGCTCAAAGGCGGAGCACAGCTCAATGGTGGAGCACAGCTCAAAGGCGGAGCAGAGCTCAAAGGTAGAGCAATTGGTCGGCGCATTAGCGATATTCAAAAGGCATATGAAACAAATAATGTCTTTTTCTCCACTGAATCAAATATTGAAAAGATTATTACGCCAGATACATTCAACTTTACACGAAAACACAACGATTATGTGTGGTTTTTGGCCGTGTTCATATTTGATGAAAACTTACAATATTTACATTTAAAGGATCTTGAAATTAGAGACAGCAATAAGTTAAACCCGCGATTCTTTTGGAACTTCACAAAACAAATTGGATCTATCAATACATTTAGGTATTTAAGAGAGGCAAGAACAATTCGTAAAGATGTTAAGGAAGATACAATCGATTTAACTAAATCTGTGTTTAGCGATGATTATATTGGTAAAAAAACGGAGTTTAATCCATTCAACACTCGTGAAACAATATTTGAATTTATAAATAGAATGCAATCACAAGATTCACTTCCTGATACAAAACCATATTATCCCAAAAAATATAGATTCGACACGCAAATAACACCCGATTTGGGTGTGCCATATTTGATGGTGGGTTGTTTGAATCCGGCCAAGGAAGTAGTATTTTTTCCCGAAATTACTTGTGGGCAATACATGTTTTTGTTGGATAAAGAGGCATATAAAAACGAATTAGATTGTATTCAAAAGGAGAAAGATGAGAGGCAACCAGATATTCCTATAAATAATGATAATTATGTAGCAGCAATTATGGCAATTCAAAATGATGAAGAATCGCGTCTACTAATAGAAGAGCAAAGACGTTTGGTTGAGGCACAAAGAATAGCTGACGAAGCAGAGCAAAGACATTTGGCAGAGAAACACAATCAAATTATTGCATTGATAACTACTATTAATCGTAGTGATGAAGAGAAGCAAGCCGAGAAACAAAGATTGACGGAGGAAGCAGAGAAACAAAGATTGGTAGATAAAGAGAATCGAATCATTGCCTCTATTACGGCTATTAAAAATGATGATGAACATCAAAGATTTGCAAATGAAATAGAAAGACAAAGATTAGATAATGAGAGGTTAATATTAGAAGAACAAAGACGCAAACAATTAGAAGAAGAACAAAAGAATCATGTGACAGCCTCTATTGTGGCTATTGAAAATAATGAAGCTGAACAACAAAGATTGGCAGAAGAAGCCGCAGAGAAACAAAGATTGGCAGAAGAAGCAGCAGAGAAACAAAGATTGGCAGAAGAAGCCGCAGAGAAACAAAGATTGGCAGAAGAAGCAGCAGAGAAACAAAGATTGGCAAAAGAAGCTGAAAAACAAAGATTAATAGATCAACAGAATCGAACCATTGCCTCTATTATGGCTATTAAAAATGATGATGAACAACGAAGATTAGCAAATGAACATCAAAGATTAGTAACAGAAGAAGCAGAGAAACAAAGATTAGCCGCAGAAGAAGCAGAGAAACAAAGATTAGCTGATGAAGCAGAGAAACAAAGATTAGTTGATGAAGCAGAGAGACAAAGATTAATAGATCAACAAAATCGAACCATAGCATCTATTGTGGCTATTGAAAATGATGTTGAAAAACGAAGATTAGCGAATGAACATCAAAGATTAGCCGATGAAGCAGAGAGGCTAAGATTGGAAGAAGCAGAAAGACATAAATTACTAGATCAACAAAATCGAACTATTTCCTCTACTGTTGCCATAAATAAACATAATACAGAAATAGATTTGGATAGACAAAGAGAAGAAAGATTAAGAAGAGAGGCGGAAGAAAAACAACGACGCTTGCGCGAAGAAGAAGAGATGCAACGTATTCTTATTAATTCTATTATTGCTTCGATTATTTCCAATCAACAACAATCAATGACCAAACAAGAAGAGCCAATTGAGATTCCAAAAGAAATTGAAGAATACTATGGAGGCATTGATGTCAGCTATTTCCGGGGTAATCTAAATACTACTACATTTGGATTTACCGAATTTGAACCTGGTTCTGGTGGAAAAAAAATAAAATATTTAGATAATATTGCCAATATGAGTACATTTGTAAATATGAAAAATAAACAAAAAGAACTTCAAGATGCTAATAGTAGTAAACTAAGTAATAAAAATGATACATTATTACAAGAAATAATAAGCAAACAAGAAATAATAAGCAAATTAGAAAACCAAGTTATTCATTATGTCTTTAAGAATGCTTTTACAAAATATGATAACATAAATAGATCAAAATTATTTCAATTAATTTGTGGAAATGGTGGTAGTAAAATACTTGGTATTCCTAGCTTCAATCCACAAATAAAAATAAATATAACTTTATTTACATTTCAAAGCAATAAGGCTATTTCGAATCCAACAAAACCGGGAAAAAGTGGTAAATTAGAACCAATAAATATAACTACACAAACAAAACAAACTGATATATATGACATATTATTTTCATCATTATTTCGATTAAGATTTGTTAGTATTGATAATAATTGGTATTACTATATGCCAAATGGATTATATGATAGTTATAATAAGTTTATAAATAAAATAACAGATGAAAAATATTGTAATCTACTTATACCTAACATTTTGAACAATAAGTTTAAAACGAGTTTTATTAATTATATAAAACAAAAACAATTACAACAGCGTCCATTAAGCAACACCAACCCTTCAATATTGGATAAGGCAAAATTAATACAATTAGAAACACAATTAAATAAAAAAAATCCATCAGACATACCATACAAAATTGAAGGCGATAATAAAAATATTATATTACTTGATGAATTTCTTAGTTTTATTAATAACAAATCTGGTGATAAAGAAATAAAAAAAAAAGAAGAAATGTTTATCAAAATAATTAATTTTATTTGTTTCTTTGTTGGATATTTACATAATTATTCAGTTATTACAGATAATAAAGGGTTGTCACAATTAGACAATAATAATATTTATTATGACAATAATCCGGATGGATCTCGAACTCTCAAACAAAATGTGATTTTGTGTAAGGCAACTGGCAAACCGCCTGAACCAGGTGTATTATCAACACATGTCGAAGGTACATCTGGATCTGATCCGAAAATTGTTAATAGAAGAACTCTCCAAACATCTGTCAAAACACCTGTCCCAGATATTCTTGAACAACGTGAAAATCAAATAGAGAATCATAAAAAAATATTATCTACTATCGACAAGATACAAAATTTGGCAAATCCCCAAAATATTCCAACCACTATTGGTAAAGGAGAAAACCAAGAAATAAAATCTCGACGGTAAGTTAAATAATCATTAATCCCGGATTCCCATCATGCTCCGAGAACCAAAACGCCATCCGCCCATCTTCCATTATTGTGTGGCCAATACAATACTGGATTCCCACCTTTGAAAAATGGAACACATCCGACCACTCTATCGGCAAAAAATCATTTTCACGCAGTTTGACCAACACGTGATAATAAAGCAGCGTCTTTGGTCCGTGCTCACAATAGTGAACCACACACAAATAGCATCCGTGCCTCTCACTCCATACTGGCGGTGTTGAACCCCGCACTTTCTGAAAAAGCAAATGTTCAATCGGTACCGACATTTGGATACGCAGTTGGCCACGGTCATCCAGTTCGCCAATTTCAAATGGCGCCCACTGATATATGAATCGCTGTTTCTCCTTACTCGGCAAAGGTATCCAATTCTTCTCGCACCATGTATCTTTCGGTGGGTCCAGTATTTTGCCCGTTTCAAACATCGCCATCGATGTCGAATAATCGCCCATCATAATGCGGATTTTGCCCGATGCCGAGTAACATTTATTCGTCGCCACATATTTGAGTTGGTCTCCACCATAAAATAATCGCACATCTTCGAGTCCCATAATAGAACGGTCATATATGGGTAAACCCAACATTCCTTCCCACATAAATTCGGGACTGTCTTTAATGGCGAGCAAATCCGGCGTCAAGTATGCTCGCAGATTCGCCGTTTCCAAATATCCGTTGGGGTGATTTATCAAATATCGCCCATATTCATCGAGTCGGTAGTTCACATATCGGATATTGATGACATGTTCATTGTCTGTGGTCTTTATATATGCCGTCGAAGATGGGTAGAATCCCGGTTTCTCCGGAAGCACATACCGGTGAACTGGATTCGATAAACATCGCGAAAACAGATGAGAGGGGACGCGGATAATACTGTCATTGTGGTCGGCTTTATACCAAGTGATGTTCCAACCCACATTTATTTCGAGCCACGTCCAGAAATTGACTTCCCACGTGATTTTGCGATATTTGTGCATAAACGCAGTAAAGTGTTCAAGATAGAGGTCGAATAAATGTGCAAACTCTTGACCGTCACCAATCATGAATCCGCCGCAGAATCGCCAGTTGATGGAATCTACTAAATTTTCGGTGCCTTGACCCTTTTCCCAGCATCCGGGGTTGGCGATGAATCCTGGTTGCCATGGACACGATGCCATCATTTTCATATAATTACATGACGCCGTCTTGTGGTTGAATATATGGGTGAGATTGAAGTCTATCCAGGCAAAGTGGGTCGTGTTGAATGGGTTTTCATTGACCGCATTGGCAACAAACTCAATTTTCATATTCATCAGGCAAATAAAAAGGAATGAATCTTTGACTTCGTTTCGATGACTGGGAAGTGAGTTTTCGTATTTGGCGCATACCTTGAAAGTCCACGATGATGTGTAATCGATGTCGCGTAATAAGACGTTAGAATATGCGGACCATGTAGTAGCATATGCTTCGCGGATTTCGGCATCTACATAGAGGATAATGGGAACGCCCGTTTTGGCAATATGGATGAAGTTATTTATTCGCCATTGGTGCGTTTTGTGGGGCTCTTTACAATTAATGTTGACAAAACAAGAGACATAGGTGAGGGTGGGTTTGGGTATGGCGAATAAATTGATTTTTTGATGCGAATCAATAGGCATCCGTGAATAATACATATTTTAGGGGCGTTGTGTCTAAATGTGTTTTGCGTGAAAAATATAATCTAAGAGAGGATAGGTTGCAAATACGACTATGATAATTAGCCAGGCATTAAGGGCAACAAGTACGAGTATTTCGTGGATCATTGTGTAAATAATATATGGGATCGCACATATATTGTTTTTTTGGATTCTAATTAGTAATCAAATTGGTTGCACCTCCAGTGCTTATGCCGAGCACAACTCGCATTCTGTCTTCGGTTCAATCGTGAATTGTTGTGCCCTATGTTTGCCCCTTCTACGCAAATAATAGATGCCCGTTTTCAGTCCCTTCGACCAACTATAAAAGTGCATCGATGTGAGCGAATTATATGTCGGGTCCTCTATCCACAAGTTCAAACTCTGGCTCTGGCAAATAAATGCTCCTCTATCCGCCGCCATATCAATAATATGTCGCATCGGGATTTCCCACACTGACTTATATCTCTGTTTCATCTCCTCCGGCAAATTATCAATATGCTGAATACTGCCCTGGTTTGCAATGATGTTGTTTTTGAGCTCCGTGTTCCACAAACCCATATCAATTAACTCACGCATCAAATATTTGTTGGTCAATACAAATTCACCAGCCAATGTTCGGCGACTATATATATTACTCGTGAATGGCTCAAAACACTCATTAAACCCGAGGATTTGTGAGGTGGATGCGGTGGGCATCGGGGCCAGCAACAACGAATTACGCATTCCGGTTTCGCGAATCTGGGCTTTCAGCGTTGCCCAGTCATATCGACCGGGTGTTGGCTCCACATTCCATAAATCGAATTGGAGTTTGCCTTGCGATGCGGGTGATCCGGCAAATGATGGATAGGGGCCTTGTTCAACAGCCAAGTCCGCGCTGGCCTTTGTCGCACCATAATAAATGGTTTCAAATATTAGGCGATTAAGTTCGCGTGCGGCATCACTATGGTAGGCTAGCCCCATCAACAAAAACACATCGGCCAACCCTTGGACGCCAATTCCTATGGGTCGGTGGCGCATATTGGATGTGCGGGTCTTGGGTGTGGGATAATAATTGACATCGATAACGCGGTTCAGGTTTCGAGTAATGACACCGGCAACATTTGCTAGTTTCTCGTAGTTGAATACGCCATTTTCCACAAAAGTGGGGAGTGCAATGCTTGCCAAATTACATACGGCGGTCTCGTTTTCGTCGGAGTACTCCATAATTTCACTGCATAGATTCGAGCTCTTTATTGTCCCCACATTTTTCTGGTTTGATTTCTTATTGGCGGCGTCTTTATAGCAAATATATGGTGTTCCTGTCTCCATTTGCGCGTCGAGTATTTTGAACCAGAGTTCGCGGGCTTTAACACTTATGCGTCCTTTACCTGCTTGTTCATATCCGGTATAAAGGGCGTTGAATTCATCTCCATATACGTCGGCGAGACCTGGGCATTCATTAGGACACATCAGGGTCCACTGACCATCGGCCTTCACGCGTTCCATGAAGAGGTCGGGTACCCATAGAGCGTAGAAGAGATCGCGTGCTTTCTGTTCTTCATCACCGTGATTCTTGCGCATTTCGAGAAACATTTCGATATCGGCGTGCCACGGCTCCAAATAGATTGCAAATGAGCCATTTCTGCGTCCACCCCCATTATGTACAATACAATTATGAATCATATAGTCATGTTGGGTTTTCATTTGAAGGTCATATAATGTTCCAGAGTATTCTTCGACGGTTATGCTCTTAATTCGAGTCAATAGGAAGTCATTGTACCTGAAAAACTTGAAAAACTGGTTCTCATCATAATCGATGCCGAGTAATTCGCATATTGCTTGGGTCTGCGGTATTTTTAAACACCACGATATTTGTTTGTTGGTTATCACGTTTCCGGCACTTGATACATGAGTTTCGCCGATTCTGTCCCGAGTATATCCACTGGTTAACACTCCCAGTTTCAAACAAAGAAATCGAACACTTTCAATGAGATTCCTGGATGTACTGTCAAATGAAATCTCCTTATGTTTACATCCATCTGTATCGATTAAGCCTTTTAACACAAACTTTGATTTTTCAATTGGCAAGTTCAACCATTTATGGTGAGCTCGCTTGGTTTTATTGGAATCATATACGTCGCTATATCGAAAAGGCATATTTATATTTTTATGCCAATAGATTCGCGTAGTATTTTCATCTGTATTTATTCTGTATTGTATACATTTATTTTCGAAATACTTGATTGCGAAATCCAATATGTATTTTTTATTAATAGAATGGAGTGATATATAACCGGCTTGGTCGGCATTGCTCAAACATCTATCTCCCAATAACACGCCATACATATAACAATCATCGGCACTTATTGCGTCATTGTCTGTACTGTGACTCGGGATTTTATACACCAGCATATCATCAATTTGTAGGTCTTTGGCATCGACCCATTCAAATTGAGAAATATTTTTGTTCAGTTGATTTTCGATTACATTATAATTTAATCCCCGCGTCTGTCCAACCAGGGCATATACGGGGTGCTCCGGTGTGATTCGAAGATTGTCGATGGAATGCATGGTTTCAATATTGTATATTTGTCCATCATACGGATGTTCCAATACGTTTTGAATCGTTTCTATTCCACCGGTCAAATTAAAAACTTGGGTTTCGCCATACGAACAGTTTTGGATTTCAATGGGTCCTTGTGTCGTGTATATATAGGTTTCCGGCGTTACACACTGGTCAACGTACTTGGCCGTGTTGTTGAACACGCGCAACATCGGCACAATTCCATTACTCGTGCCGTTTGTTCCCCGGATTTGGCTACCCGTTGCACGCACATTGTGGATGTGCATACCGATTCCACCCGCCCATTTACTAATAAGCGCACAGTCTTTCAGTGTATTGTAGATTCCCTCTATACTGTCTTGTTCCATCGAAATTAAAAAACACGAGCTGAGCTGTGGTCGCGGTGTGCCCGCGTTAAAAAGCGTGGGAGTCGCATGCGTGAAATATTTCTGTGACATCAGGTGATATGTCTCAATTGCTGACTCAATGTCTGTGCCATGAATCCCGAGCGCAACTCGCATCCACATATGCTGAGGTCTTTCAATAATGACTCCATTTGACCGCATCAAATAAGACCTCTCAATCGTCTTGAACCCAAAATAGTCAATTAAATAGTCGCGCTTGAAGTCGATGGCGGCATTCAAGACATCCGCATTCGCATTAACTATTTCAAAGATTTCGCGAGATAATAGTGGCGAATGTGAGCCATTTTTGTCCGCCGAATGATAAAGTGTATGAATAACTTCGCGAAAGTCAGCGACCGTGTTTTTGTGGTGGTTCGAAACGACAATGTGAGAGGCAATGGTGCCATAATCATAATGGGTGGAAGAGAGCGCGGCGCATTGCTCGGCGGTGAGTTCATCGATTTTCGTCGTGGAAATTTTATCATACAATTGGTCGATGATTTTCATTGCGAGAGATGTGTAGTTGATTTTCACATTCGCCTCTGTACCAATCGATTTGATTCTGTGGAGAATCTTGTCGAATGACACGATTTCCAGACTACCATTGCGTTTAGTTACATACATCTCATCGCTTAACATCCTTTTAATATAATAGAGGCGCATTTTCTAAATAGTTTGTATTGTTAATAAAAAACAGCATTGCCTCTATCTCCACCATTTATATATCCAACAATTTGATGACACACCCGGTGCTAGGTTTAGGGGGACGCTTCTTCGGCAATCTGTGTTCGTGACCGGTGACGCGCTCTTTCTCAACTATTTTCCAGAAGTCGATAATCCGCGGCTCCGCCGCGGCAAACCAGTCACGATTCCGCTTCACAAGAACACAAGAGAATCGTTCGCAATACCAATATATTCGTTTATACAGAACATGTGTCTCGGCAATTTCTTGTTTTTTCTCGGCAATCCACGCCTCTATATTTTCTTTGTTGAGAGGAATATTTAGTGGCATATACACATATTTTGGCGAATTATCCACGAAATCGCGCTTTACAAAATATAGGATGACACCATTGTATAAATAATTGGGGATTCCCGCATAAAACTTGGTTTCGGCATCATAATCCGCAGTTGTTGCTGGATCCGTATATTCCTTGAACTGCGTTTCGACAAAATTGCAATCTTCGAGGTCGCACACTTCCATTTGGATTTGCATTTGAATCCAATAAGCCATTGAAGGAATACCCGTGATTTCACGATTCACCACATTCTTGATTTCGAGCATCACGCCATAATCCGGCGATTCAGGTGAAATCACGATACCATCCGGCGATGCACCTAAACAAGGGATACGTGGATGTTGAATACACCCAAATTGCCCAATTATACACTTGTTTCGATATTCGTAAATTTGCGTACTGAGAGGTTCATATTTGACACCCCAATGAAGTGATGATTCGGTGTTTACACTTCTATAATCCGAAATATCATCAAAGCATATTTCGGGACGACATTTCTCACATATGAGACTGTTGAAGTTGGCACCAGAGCCGAAAATTTTCCAAATATTGCTGGCTGTCACCAAATTATTGCGGAAAGCATACCATTCTGGGGTGCGTTGGGCGGGTTGATATGCTGAACGTATTTTGTTGATACGTGTCTCGATATTATCTGAATATTTATGATAATGGTATTGACGAGGATTTAAATATTGCCGGCGAGAAATATTTAACCATTTTAAATATTCGCGCACCAGTTTGTCAATTTTGTGGTGAATAGAGGCATATGCATCTTCATAATCATCAATGGTTTCATAGATATTTATAGATATACACATTTCAAAATATTCGTTGGTTGCTAGATTAACAAGATTATCGTGAAATGATGGATCGTGATATTCTATCATATTGTGTTCTAAATAGTCGCTGATAAATATGTAGAGCTCGATTTCCAATTCATCAGTTTCGGTAGTTTGTGACATTATATATGTTATATTGATTTGTATTGTTTAATATTTTATATATTGAACAATTCAATTTTATGAGGATGCTAGCATCCTCCGCCATATGAGGATGCTAGCATCCTCGTTCCTCTATTCATTTTTTGAATCTTGTTCGACAATTGGTATCGTCTTCTTTGGCGTCAGCGATTTGAGGGTGCTCACTTTCTTATCTAGATTCTTCAATGTAAAAGCCCGGGTCGACGAATTAAATACAAGTCCAGGTATGCCTTGAATTATACCGGTTGTCTTGTCATATTCAACATCGCGGACCTTTGCCATTTTGTCTTTCGCCAAACATTCGCTGAAAAACTGCTTTAACCCTTTTACATCTTTTGCCGAAAATGCATTTTCACGGCCATACTTTTCAGCATAAGCGTGTAGTTTTTGAATTTTTAGTCGTTTATCTAATTTGTTCCACGGTTCTGTACTTAATGCTTTCTTCTCCATTTCAAGGAGCGAATCTATTTGGGTAAGTGATGAATTGGCCTTATCTTCTTCCAGTGCCGCCGCCGAAATCATATAGTTCTTGTATTTATTGAGAATTTTTGTGTCTGGTTGAGACAGTTCGGCTGGCTCTACTACTACTACTTCGGCACATTGCTTGAATATATTATTTATGGAGTCGGTTTCGTTTAACATAGTTTTATAGGTGTTTCTTTATATTATTATGTTTAAATGTTTATATTGTTTTGTTACATTACATTATGATTATGGATACGCCACAAATTATGTGTATTCAATTGCCGGCAATAAAAGACAAATCTTTAACCAAAGAAAAATCTGTTCGTAAAGTGATGAATGAATGGAAATTAGATCCCAAATATTTAGAGCGAGAAATCCAAATGGAATGCATCATAAATATGAACAACCCGAATACAAGCGTCGAACCACAAGTGTATCAAGAGTTTCGACGCCAAGTATGTGCAAAAATTTCCGGATATAAATCGCAAGATATGAAGAAGAATTTATACGATGAATCCAAGTTTGTGAAGTTCGAAGATATACTTAGACTAATGGCTCATAAGAAAATGCTGTGTTTTTATTGTCAAAAACAGGCACTTCTTTTCTACGAACATGTTCGCGACAATTGTCAGTGGACTCTCGACCGCATTGACAATAAAATGGGGCATAACACCGATAATGTGGAAATTGCGTGTCTCAATTGTAATTTGCGTCGTCGCACAATGTATCACGAGAGGTACGTATTCACAAAACAAATGAGTGTCGTAAAAATGGTTGAATAGGTTTTATGCTAAATTGTTTCCCGTGAAAACAAAATAAAAAGACATCGACGCCTCTATGTATGACATCATCTGTAACTGAGAAACTCGATTATTTTATTGCGTCGCGACGTATTCCCAATATTATATTTCACGGGTCTTCTGGGTCCGGCAAACGCACTATTGTGGGGGATTTTATATACCGAATTTATCAAAATGACCGCATCCGCGTGAAAACCAATGTTATGTTTGTAAATTGCGCCCATGGCAAGGGTATCAAATTCATCCGTGAAGAACTCAAACATTTTTCGAAATCGAATGTTCAATGCAATGACAATAATTTGTTCAAAAGTATTGTCCTCTATAATGCTGATGAATTGACGATTGATGCGCAGTCCGCGTTGCGGCGTTGTATCGAATTATTTAGCCATAATACGCGATTCTTCATTGTGGTAGAAAACAAATATAAGCTTTTGAAACCGATTTTGTCGCGATTTTGCGAAATCTATGTACCCGACAACAATGTGTCCCCATTTGCAAATATGATCCCATCATACCAGAGTTTTCATATTATTAAAAAGAATATGGTCTATAATGGACTTGATAATATTCAGCGCGAAACGGCGCATTCACGCATTGCCGAAGTTATGGGGACCGGAACCCAATATAACCATCAACAATTCATTGAAATTGCCGACCGCCTCTATGAATACGGGATTTCGTGTATTGATGTTCTCACCTATTTAGAAACGATTATAGATGCAGAGTTGATGGTAAAGTTGCGATTTTGCTATAACAAAATAAAAGGCGAGTTTCGCTCGGAGAAAATGCTGATGCTGTATTTATTCGATTTCCTCTATCTTCGTTCAAATACGGACTTGAAAAATATTTCGTTTTTATAAATGGACGATTTTGTTTTATCAAATTTGAATGAGTCGCGCAATGAATGGTGTAGTCGATTGGTGGCGATTTTGACGCCTCTCATTATGGAAGGTGTGCGGTCTATTTTCGCCGAATCATGGAAGCTGAGTATGGAGACAAATGAACTGGAAAAATATTTGATGACGTTTCAAAACTTCTTGTGCCGAGTGCCAAAATGGAACTCAAATATTATTGAAGATGAGAAAAAACGCATAGTAGAGAAGTCGGGTTGTAATTATTTAGAAGACTTGATTACTTGTGTTCATATTATACAACTCAAAGTGCTTACTTGTGTTCGTGTCGGTGCTCGCCAGAAGAAAATCGATATTTCAATACCAAAGCTGAACGACTTTATTCACAAGGTGTATATCAATGTTGCTAGTAAAGTGTATCGCAATGCATATTTATTTGATAAACACGCAACCGCAATTGTTCAACAGCGAAATGCACGCGAGTTCGAAGTCATTGTAGAGGAGTGTATTTTGCGTACTATTCGGGATAGTATACCCACGGAAACGATTGTTCGAGCATATTTAGATGTATCGGTGGAGCAGGAGGAAGAGGAGGTGATTGGTGGGGATGCCACATCAAATGAAGAAGATGCCGGAGCAAAAGAGGATACCACAGAAAAAGAAGCATTATCCAAAGTTGAAGAAAACCCAATTCCAAGTGTCGTTCCCTCTATTACTAATATTGATGAGAAACCTGTAATTACAAAGTTGTCATTCAATGATATTGACCAGGCTCTCGGCGATGATGGGCGTGTAGAAGAAATCAGCGCACCCAAGACGATCGAGAGGCTAGAAGATATTAGCACAATGAGATATAATCAGCGACGAGAAGACGAGGAGGATGATGACGACAATGACCGAATCAAAATTAGCGATGACAATATTGACTTGGATTTAGGCGCAATGGATTTGGATAGTTTGTTGGGTCCAGAGGAACCCATTGATTTAGGAATCCAAGAACTATAAGAAGAGAGGCTAACTGCGTAAAAAAATCGTTTTCTAAATAAGCATATTTAGAAATGGAATTGATTGTTTCTCTTGTTTTGACAACAACTATCTTTTACATAGTCGCGAAAATTATCGAGATGAAGTTTGTACACAAAGAAATGCGCCCAATGAAGGAGTTGATGCGCGATTCTGTTGTTGTGGCTGTGGCAACCGCAGTAGCATCTCTCTCGGTAATGACATTGAACAAACCGGTTAATGGGTTTATTGATGCAATTACTGAGAAGACCGCAATACCTGCTGCGGCAAATGTTTTTACTGGTGATCCTGGATTTTAGAGCAACGCACACTAGTTAAGTAAAGTCTGTAAATTTGCTTACAGACTTTATAGTTATTGAGTATAATGAGAAACAGGACATTGAATATTTTGCGTCCATTGTGGTTACTATGGGGTGGGCTTGGTGGTTATAGAGGTCATCAAATATATAATAATTTTGTAGAGCGCAAGAAAACCCCATATTCTTATGTAATGGATGCAACTTGTTCTTGGATTTATTTTTATGTGTATTTTATTCCACCTGCCTCTATTATTGGTATATATGGAGAGGCAATTATCTTAGAGAAAAAATATTTGCAGAATAAGCCTTTGGGTCGGCTCTAAGCCTTCGGGTCGGCTCTAAGCCTTCGGGTCGGCTCTAAGCCTTTGGGTTGGCTCTAAGCCTTCTTCGCGACTTTCTCTTACCGCCAAATGAATTAACTTCCTCTTGCGACGACATCATAAAAAGGGGATCGTCACTAATACTACATCTACACGAATTATTAATATAAATCGTTTTGATGTTTGGCACAGCCTCTCCAATAAGTATAAAAAGTTTTGCTGGATTCAATTTGCCATCTGGTTCAACTATTCTACTCAAAACAAATGGCTTCTTAGTGGATTCGAAATATAAATAGAGATACCCCAAAAAATGCAGTGAAAACCCATCAATGTTTGGTATAAGACCGTTTTGATTTTTGAATAACGCAAATGTATAAAATGATTGTGTCAAATCTGGCAATAATTCACTTTCTTCCTTTATAGATAATGATGTAATACGCTTTTTATACTCAACAATAATTTCGTCCATCATAGTTTGGATAATGGTGGAATAATGTAAATACTTCTTTGTAAACTCTGGCAAAACATAAAACATTGTAAAGAAGTTTGCAAAAATTGTGCCTCCACTACTTAGTAATTGAATATTTTTACAAATACATTCTTTCTTCGATGGCGAAACAGATTTCTGCGTTTTCATCATTTTACATGTCGTATTAATACTACGACTTATTTTTGCAATATCCCTTTCATAATGTACAAGTTCCTTCTTCATAATATCAACAACTTTTTCGTAGTTTTCATTATAATCTTTTTCCATATCAATGACAATTTTTGAGACTACACCTATTTCATTTTTCTCGCAAAATGCTTTTATAATTTCATTTTTTTTTCTATTTGTAATCGCTTTGCTAATATCCAATCCCGGTTTTTGATTCACAAATTTTGTCAACGAATAATTCAAGTATTGTTTGTTACTTTTGTATGTAGCCAGCGTGTTCTTGTATTTTTCGGAACAATAGTCGCGATGTTTTTGTTTCTCTTTACGGAGAGGCATTTTACCCTTTTTATTATAATATTGATACATCAAATGAACTCCGGCATTAAATGTGAAGTTGAAACCGTAGTCGCCTTCGGCGACCACTGGAACATATTCTAATAGTTCGACTTTTTGATTCATTGTCCTGTTATCGGCAGGCAAAATGTATTCCTCTCCACCATGTCCATTACCAAAAACAAGTAATCCCAGTATTTTATTGGGTTCGATTTTCAATTCTCCGGAAATAGATACAATAAGTTTCACAAGAATATAAACAGTATCTTCTAAATTGGGTCGTGTTTTGACAATTTCATTTACAATTTCTTGGATAAAACTTGCAATAGTTCTGTTTTCACCAATTTCCGTATAGAGGCTGAATCCAGCATTAAAAGTTTTTATATCCTTGGTTTTAAACAGATTTTTAACGAATGATGGTATAGAAAATGGTTCCGGTTTAAAATCTGCTTGTTTAAATTCTACGGGTTTAATCCACGTAGATGTGTTTGTTTCCTTGTTGTAATAATATGGGCGATTATGTTTCAATGAGAATTGTTCGGTCCATTCTGGTTCAGGCTTACGTTTTTTGCCGAGAACCGCGGAATCGTTATTTATATCGTCTTCCATTTCCTATACTATATTTACGATAAGATTTATTAGATTGTTTATGTCGTGTCGAATATCTGTGTTTGCGTCGCCTAGAACCACCGAGTGTTGATGATGCGCTTCTTGGTGTTGAACTTGGTGTAGTTTCCGCCGAAGATGATACAATAACATCTGGATTATCAATAATTGTTCTACGACACGCATTGTATATATATGTTGTTGTAATTTGAGGAACTATTTCACCAAGAATAATCATAAATTTTGCCGGATTTAAAAATACAGTATTTGCAGCTGTGTACATTTGAAAAATATTTTTAAGATCCAGTTTATTGGGTACACCCTTTATTCTGGCAATTGTGCGGTCTAAATATAACAAAAACTGTAATGAAAATCCACTAATATTCAAATCTATTTTTTCTTGATGTTTAAAAATCGCAAAGTCGTAAAATGTATCCGTATTCTCTTGTAATGTTTTTTCAAATATAGTTTGATGTTGTGTATCGTTATCTCTTGGTTTAAGTGGTTTTCTGCGGGCTCGGCACTCGGCCATAACTCGATTTAACATCAAATCAATAAGATTTGCATATTTTGGATATGATTTACTAAACTCGGGTAACACATAGAATAATGTATATATATTTGCGTATATGCCATCATTTTTACCACTCGATAATAATTGTATTTTTTCACATACTTGTTCTTTGTTTGATGTCGATTTTAACAATTTCATCATTCTGCTTGTATTTAAACTTCGTGTGTCTGATTCAAATAATTCGTTATAATTTTGTATATCTTCGTCAGCTTTCTTTATAAAACGATCATAATTTGTGTCAAAATCGTCTGTTTCTATATAAATATTTGGTATGCTTTGGTTTTCAGCGCTTCTTTCACAGAATACCTTTGTAATTTGATCTTGACATATATCGCGAAGTTCTTGTTTTTTTGTTTCTAGATCCATTTTTTTACTATTTTTTAAGCTAATTAATTTTTTTTTAAATTTTTCTATAATTTTAATATTGTTAGTTTTTTCTCGCATACTATCTAAATAATTTTGATAACAATAATTGCGATAACATTCTTTATCTTTGCGAGATAATGATTTTCCTTTTCTCTCATAATATTTTTCTGCTAAATCCCTGCCCACATTAAATGTGAATTCGTATCCATATGTTTGTTCCGCAACCACCGGCAAATGTTCAACCAAATTAACACTGGCATTTAATTTTGTATTATCTTCGGGACTGATTGTCAAAAAGCCTCCATGACCATGACCAAAAACAATAACACCAAGAATATTATTAAGTGGTATACTTAATTTAACACTTATTGCTATAATTAGTTTTACCAATATATGGATCGCACTATTATATTTGTCTAGTGTTTTAAATGTCATACCTGTGTGGATAATTTTGTCGATAATGAAATTGATATAATCTTGTATTTTTGATGCTTCGTCTTTTGTTGTATCATTTTCTGTTGAATGTATTCCTATTTTGAAACCCGATTCGAGTACAGATAAAAAAGATTCTTCGGATTCTGGATTTTGAAGATTAGATTCGTAAAGTGCATTTATTAATTTTTTTGTCAATAATTCTTTTTTAGATAATGTGTCTTCATCTTCACGTTCTGGATTATCGTGTTTGCGTTTTGTTAGTATTGATGAATCTTCCATTTAACACAACAATATATTATTTGTACATATTTTTTGATTTACACATTCAAAATAGGTATTTTGAATGAGAAAAGGTGTAAACGAGCAAAGATAAACGAGCAAAGATAAACGAGCAAAGATTTAAAAATCCGCATTAAAATCAAATATATCATCAACCACTTCCTTATTGGCCATTGCATATTCGCTATTTGTTCGCTCAAAGAAATTAACTTTACTATCAACGCTAATTAACTCCATAAAATCTAGTGGATTTGACACACCATAAATCTTTGGTAATCCTAGCTGTAAACATAATCGGTCTCCCACAAACTCCACATATTGTGACATCAGTTTCATATTCATTCCAATCAGTCTACATGGCAATGCAATAGTAATAAACTCTTTCTCAATTTCAATAGCCTCTCGCACTATATTTTGTGCATCAGTCTTGTCTAGTTTTTCCAATATTTTGCCGTAAAGCATAATCGCAAACTCGGTATGAAGAGCTTCGTCGCGACTAATAAACTCATTTGATAATGTGAGTCCTGGCATTAATCCGCGCTTCTTTATCCAATAAATAGCTGCAAAACTACTACTAAAAAAGATGCCTTCTACGCATGCAAACGCAATGAGACGCGTGGCAAATGATTTTTTCGATGAATCAAACTGAATCCATTTACGCGCCCAATCGGCCTTCTTTTGAATACAAGGAAATGTGGTGATTGCCGAAAACATCTGGCCTCGTTTTTCGCGGTCCTTGATATATGTGTCAATCAATATGCTATACATTTCCGAATGGATGTTTTCCATCGCAATTTGGAAGCCGTAAAATGCACGGGCCTCGGCTAACTGTACATCAGCCATAAATCGAGTCGCCAAATTCTCCATCACGATACCATCACTCGCCGCAAAAAATGCCAGAACCATTGATATAAAATATTGTTCGTCAGTATTTAGTTTGCTCCAATCACCAAGATCTCGCGACAAATCCACTTCCTCTGCACGCCAAAAACAATCCACTTGTTTTTTGTACATTTTCCAAATATCTTCGTCCCGCACTGGAAACATTACATAACGGGCAACATCTTCGTGTAAAATGTAGTCGATCGAGTCGGTGGTGTCGTTGTTCATCCTAAATAATATACAACGTAGATTTTAAGTTTTTATAAGAGAAATATTGTTTGTGGTTTTCTTGGGAGTTTTTACACATTCAAACGCAGTTGTCGTTTATAAATGAATAAATAAATCGTTAAACTATGTAATAATGAGCGACATTAGCTTTCCCAATTTAGATACAAAAATGATGTATAAAATGATTTTCATATATAATTCGCTCGAACAAGGATGGAGTGTGAAAAAACGCGATGGCAAATATATTTTCCAAAAGTCCCATGATGGAAAACGTGAAGTGTTTCAAGATGAATATTTAGAGAAATTTATTATTGAGAACTCTTCAATGGATTCGTTGAAGTAAAGAGGCGCACTATATCGATAGGATCGCAGTTTTGTTTAGCAACAATTCTTTCCATTTGTCTCGCAATTTCATCTTCCAATATTGGAAGTCTCATATATAACATCGGGTTAATGCTATTGTTTGTAGAGGCATCAATGTATTTATTGTAATTGAATACAATAATTATGATTTTCTGGATGGCTGGTACTTTGGCAAATATTTCGTCATATGTAATTTGGATGTCTGGGTCTGTATTAATACACAATAATGTATTTCCAATTATGATTCGATAATCAATGCGACATTGTGATACAAAAAGCGGATATGGATGAATAAAACCGTCGAAATTGGCTTGGATGAAATAATGTAGAGCTTGTTGTTTTGTCTTGTATTTTGTTTGAAATGATAGAGGCTCATCCGGATACAAATTGACAAAACATTGCTGACAATATCCCTTGTATCTGGAATTTGCGGGTTTATTTAAGCACGATTTGACGGAACATTTTGTAGATGGGCTATTTGATATTTTTGGGTCATAATGTTCGCGACAATATGATGAGCATCCGGATGCTGGGCGGTCTCGACACCCAATATATTTACAAATTCGCGGCATAGTTCTCTAAATATTGCCCCGACTTTTGAAAGTGGGGACAACCGAATTGAGTGGTCGCAAAATGTGATATTTTGTTGGTTGATGACGTGCTTCTACATAGGTGTAGGATAATTGTTTTTGGCCATTAATTCGACCCATCCAAATTTGTATAAAAATCGTTATTTTGCGCGATTATTTAGGAAAAAATATGTTTTCGAAGTATATACAAAAAAATGGGAGGAGCACTCATGCAATTAGTCGCCTATGGCGCCCAAGACGTTTTTCTTACTGGCACACCCGAGATCACTTTCTGGAAGGTCTCTTACAGACGCCACACCAACTTTGCGATGGAGTCCATCGAGCAGACATTCAGTGGCCAGGCTGATTTCGGCCGCCGTGTTTCCTGCACCATCTCCAGAAACGGAGATCTTGCTTACCGCACCTATGTTCAGGTTACTCTCCCCGAGATTAACCAGTCCATGGGAACCGCCGGCACTGGCCCTGTCTATGCCCGTTGGTTGGACTACCCCGGTGAGCAGCTCATTGCTCTCGTTGAGGTCGAAATCGGTGGCCAGAGAATCGATCGCCAATATGGTGATTGGATGCACATCTGGAATCAGCTTACTCTCTCTTCTGAGCAGCAGGCTGGCTACTACAAGATGATCGGCCACACCACCCAGCTCACCTACTTGTGTGACCCCGCTTTCGCCGATATCAACGGCCCTTGCGCTTCCACCGGTGGCCCCAGCCAGGTTTGCGCTCCCCGCAAGGCTCTCCCTGAGACCACCTTGTACATCCCTCTCCTCTTCTGGTTTTGCAGAAACCCCGGTCTTGCTCTTCCCCTCGTTGCTCTCCAGTACCACGAGGTTAAGATCAACATCGATTTCAGACCTATTGGTGAGTGCTTGTGGGCTGTCAAGAGTCTGTCATCCACCGATGGCACCTCTCAGTCTGTCACCACTGCCTACCAGCAGTCCCTTGTTGCCGCCTCTATCTATGTTGACTTCATCTTCTTGGATACTGATGAGCGCAGAAAGTTCGCCCAGAACCCCCACGAGTACCTCATTGAGCAGCTCCAATACACCGGTGACGAGTCTGTTGGATCTTCTTCTAACAAGGTCAAGCTCAACTTCAACCACCCTTGCAAGGAGCTCATCTGGGTTGTCCAGCCTGATTCCAACGTTGACTACTGCAATGCCCTCGAGGGCGGTTCTACCTTGTACAAGGTTCTCGGACCCCAGCCCTTCAACTACACCGATGCCATCGATGCTCTTCCTCCCTCGATCGCCGTCTTCGGTGGTCAGGCTGAGACCTCCGGTGCTACCGCCTTCATCTCTGGTGGTGTCTTCCAGATGCCCGGAGCTCTTGACGGCCTCGTCTCCTCCAACGCCTCACTCGGTGCCAATGACCAGGGCTGGACCCACTCCGTCTTCGATGGTGTCCCCGCCAACAACGGCTCCCTTGTCTCCGACGCTGGCACCTTTGTCCTTGCCGAGACTGCCCTCAACATGCACTGCTGGGGTGAGAACCCCGTCGTCACCGCTAAGCTCCAGCTTAACGGCCAGGACCGCATCTCTGAGCGAGAGGGTTCTTACTTCGACGTTGTTCAGCCCTTCCAGCACCATACTCGTGCCCCCGATACTGGTATCAACGTGTATTCTTTCGCGTTGAAGCCCGAGGAGCATCAGCCCAGCGGCACATGCAACTTCTCCAGAATCGATAATGCTACCCTCCAGCTTGTCCTTTCTTCGGGAACTGTTGTTGGAACCAACACCGCCAAGGTCAGAGTGTATGCTTACTCTTACAATGTGTTGAGAGTGATGGCCGGTATGTGTGGCGTGGCCTACAGTTCTTGAGCGAATTACATAACCATTTTTGTAGTTATGTATGGGAAGTCTCATTATACCCGTTTGATAAAAAACAGTTTTTTATCAAAGATTTATTCATTATTTTGTTTATCCTTGCGTAATTTTGCGAGTTCTTCGGCATGCTTCTTTTTATATTCTTCATTCCCATATTTTTTACACATTGCTTGTCGCTGATTTTCCTTTTTAATCTGCAATGCTTCACTGATTTCTTTTTTTGATTTTTTATTTTTATTAGGATTTAATATATTTGTTATATAAACGCTAGGCTCGGTCTGTGTTTTATTTAATGAATTTGTATATATTTTTTTAAAATGGTCGAAAAGAATATTATATTCTAAATCTTTTTTCATAAAATTACATTCTCCGCAACACGCATTCGAATTTGCCAAAATATATCCAACATCATTATCAAACCTGTCAATACCATTTATATGTGTTTCATCACTCTTCTTACCACAAATATAACAATTATCTTGAATTATTTTATAATAATCTTCTTCCTTTAATTCAAAGTCATAACCTCTTGTTGAAGCTTTGGTTTTATATAAAGAATATGATGACCCATTATGATTTGCAAATGCATTGGGATACAAATTGCCTTTTATAATACTGTTTTTGGTCAATATGTGTTCGATACGATGTAAGAATGATATATTATCAACCGCTCCCTTTATAAAATTACAGAGCCGACAACAGCTTGCACAATTTGTAAGCACATACCCTTGTTGTTGGTCCATTCGGTCAATCCCATTAAACCCTTTTTCTTGAATATCCCCGCAATAATGACATGGCATTTTCACAATTGAATCAAATTGTGCTATGTCTAATTCAAATTCATGTCCTCGATTAATTGCGGACCGTTTGTATTCTTCATATTTATATTCAACATTAATAAGTCGAGATTTATTATTTTCGATAACCTTTTCCGGATTATTTTCACGCCATTTTGCGGCATTGTGTGCGTTTCTTGCCATATATTCCTCGTAATTACCTTCAAGTTGTCGTTGTCTATAATTCATTGTTTTTAATGCCACCTTTTCCGGATTTGCCTTGTTCCATTCATTTTTAACAGCCACTCGCTCTGGTTTCTTTGAGTTTTTCCTGTCTAGTTCACGCACGTGTTCTTTATCGCGCTTATCATTTTGTTTATTAAACTCATCGCGACACAATTTACATGTCTTGGTTTCCTGGCCACATTCACCCACATAGAAATCAACTGGATTCGACTTACAACAAACCGAGCATTGTTTTACACCATCAACCGCAACAGACGCAACTGCGTGTCTTGCCGCATTGTCTTTGACCCGTTCCTTCTCCAAACACTCGGCACAACTTCGATTTGGGTAATCCGGCGACAACTGGGTTCGACATCCGTGTAAATATCTGGCGCAAGGACGCTTGCCTGAACTAGTACATTCGTCAACAAATACGCAAATCTGGTGGAGTCCACAATATGCATTAGTAGACCGTGGATGGGGACAATCAGGTTTACCACATCGGTCAGCCAAAGCCATTATGGCTCGTTGTTTTTCGCGATTTGATGCGCCGCGACCATGACATGTAGAACATTGATTTATTCCGGGCTCCAAGTAATACATCTTTTTACAGCCGGAACAGAGACGTGTTTGTTCGAGCATTATATCGCTATAATCATTCATATATTGGTGGTTCTTACAGAAACGCGAATCGGGTTGATTGTAGTTGCGACATCCATTGTTATTGCGGTCTTTTGCCAAACACTTCATCCTATATGCTTTATGGATTGAGTTATATATAAGATTTCAATTTTTTATAATTGAATATTTTCTATTATAAAAATTTGCTTTTTGAATCATAAAGAGCAAAGATTATGCTCATTATACCCCAAATAAATAATACCAGTAAAACATCATAAACACAGATTCCCATACTAATCCATAATGGAACTTGCCCAAGAATATGCTGAAAAATATCCCGAAATATTAATATACTTAGAGGACCTGAAACAAATCATTGTCGATCATATTAACGAAACCGAGTTCGAGGGCAATTGTTTCTACCATCACCAAACAGTCAATGAGTACCCCGAGTTGTACAATAAACAACTCAACTTGTTTTGGTGCGGTAAGCAGGCCAAAAAGATATGCGAAATCGGTTTTAACGCGGGACATTCAGCGATGCTTCTCCTCTTATCTTCGACTGCCGACACATCATTTACCATTTTCGATATTGACCATCACAAATATACACGCCCCTGTCTAGATTATTTGGTTTCTGCATTTCGACACGTGTCGTTCGAATATAATGCCGGTGATTCGACAATTGTAATGCCTGAATGGATTGCATCAAATAGTGCTCATGTAGGGTCGTTTGATTTGGTTCATGTTGACGGCGGGCACACAGAGGCTTGTGCGGCGAGCGATATGAAATATGCAGATATACTACTGAGACCAGATGGAATAATGGTTATAGATGATACGGATGCTCCGCAAATAAATCACCTAGTTGACCAATATATTTCCTCTCGCAAATATGAGGAAATATACGTACTCAAAACATTTGGATATATACACCGAATTATTAGGAAGGTCTAAGCCTCTCACATTTGATGTACTGCACAATGGATTCCACCACCCATTTTATTAAGCTCACTCATATCGATTATGACAACCTTTTTTCGCGTGGCTTCGGCGAGTCTAGGATTCTGCGCAAATACACAGTTCCGGAAACATACAAAGTTACAAATATATGCTTGTTGTTCGTGATCGCTAACTAAGAAAATCTTGTAACCCAAATATTCCAAATATTTGTTGAGAGGTACCGACGCAATTTGTTTGCCATTTTTATCAAACACGTCGACCAAATACGATTTTGCACCCGACCACAAAACCACGACATCATCAATAAATCCCAAAATCAGATCCAAATGCTTTTTCATCGGGTCACCAGTGGCTTTGTCCGGGCTAATACGCGCCACTTTGGGAGTACCGAAAATATCTTCATTCATCATATCGCGAATGGCAAGTCTGCTTGTTCGCTGTCCGGCCATAATGAATGATACGTTGCGATGACATATGAAATCTCCGCCCTCCAAAAATCCGCGCATAACTTTGTGATATGGGATGTGCTGGTTCCGGAAATAATTCTCGATTTGCTGGGTTTCATCTAGGCGCATTTGGTTGCGGAATCGCCCTACAACGACGTGGGTCGGTGTTATTATGAATGGATCCTGTATAAAAACCGCATCGGGAGTTGCAGCCTCTATTATTTTGTATTGGATCTTGTGTTTTTCCAGTTGGTACATTAATTCGTCGTATTGTTTTTTGAGACGTATAATATTGATTGGTCCATTGTATTGGTATATGCGCACATTTGCGCCACCGATCTTCGCCAAATCTGGATAACACAATAAAACTTGTTCGTGACGCACCATTATACTATTTCTTTCGATTTTTTATGTCGTTTTTCAGCTTCTCCAAATACGTGTGCTTTTTCATATATTCAGCTTGAATACTTTCTATCCATTCCACCACATTATCAACCTCTAATACTTGTGGCATAATGGCGATTTTTTGGTCCTGTGAGAGGTCGCTATATCCGGCCACCTGATATCCCAGAAAATGATTGAACATATACCATTTCTTGGATGGCATCAGCTTCTTCCACAATATATCGTTTTGATATATCCAATGTGCCTTCGTATTAAAAAGGTTCTCTACATTGTCGTCAAACAGTTCGACCAATTCCATCATCATTGGTCGATTCACCAAATATCCGGCGCCATTTGTAGAGGAAGAAATTCGCGACACCAAATAACCGACATATTCGGGCACAACTACTGGCGAACACGTTGTGAGCATCAATACATCCCAATCCAAATTCATATCGAAAAACGCGTCAATGTCGGCGGTGACCTTGGATGCGTCGGCAATAAAACGGAAATCATCCTCTAATATGAGCACATTATTATATCCCATTTCATATGCGAGGTGAATAGCATTGGCGTGACTTACTAAACAGCCGCTATTAGGGCATCCTTTATAACTGGATGCTGGAAATCGCAATATTTTATCTTCTTGAACACCAATGCGTTTGAACTCGGCTTCCAGTTCGGCACGCCGATCTGTGCGTGCATCCATATTGATATAAATTATCTTATCAATATGTTCCATATATTTATTTTTGGTGTAGTGCCTCTAATATATTTGTCGCCCAATCTAATTATTTAGGGGCTGTTGCGTTCACATAAATCGGCATTTCGTCAATGTTGATGAATGTTGCGCCGGCGGTTGGTGCGGGGACAGCAAATCGGGAAAATATAGGTTTTCTAGTTAGTATATCAAGAGGAACTAGATTATTAACAATTCGCGCAATCATTTTATATAACTTGAATCCGGGATACCTCTCTTCACCGCTGAATTTATAAAGGATATTTTTGCCATAATCATCTTCGCACAACTCATCCACAAATGCCTTCAACTCTTTGGAATTGGTATCCATTGTAAAATCGTAGAGGGAACAACCGAGACGACACAAATCAAAACTTGGATTAGGGTCAATGCGCGGTTTCTTGGGATTCAAATACGGTTCGCAATTGTATTGAGAATTAGCATCGCCATTTTCCGCGAAACTGTCACTGCAAAATTGGTGGCCATTGAATTGATAAATGGCACGACCAAAATCGATGAGTTTGAATATTCGGCCATATGTGGGGATTCTGTAAATAATATTATTTAATTTGTATTCGATGTGTTCAATATCGGTATTAACATACATAATATTGTTTGTGTGAAGATCATTATGGGTGAAATTGAATAGTTTTTGGTATGTTGCGAGGATAATTGTGATTTGGAAAAGAGAGGCGATGATTTCTTTTGATGATATTTTCTTGTTCATTAGCAACTCGTCGAATGTGCCAAAACACTTTTCTTGGAAAATGAGCTGGACAGGGAAATTATGTAAGTAGGCAAACATTGGTTCTTCGCCATCCTCACTATAATCTGTATAATAGTCGACTTCATCTTCTTCATCCTCTTCATCCTCACTACAATCAGTATATTCGGTGTCATCATCTTCATCATCTTCATCTCCGCTAATACATTTTTGGTCACCAGGCTCAACATCTTTTATACAAGCTCTACAATATGGTTTACCTCCAACTCTGCTAATATATTTTGACAATACAACCCGGCATTCACAATTACTACATATTAATTCATCTTCATCAACCGTACTTACCGAGATTGAACTACTGTCGGATGACGATGACGAACTTCTCGACCGTTGGGTTTCCTCAATTTGTGGAACAAGAGGTGTTGGTTCACTAGTTTTTACAGGAAATAACTCATACATAGTATCGATCGATCCTATTGGCGGTGTTTCGACTAGTTCACATTTTAAATCCTCGATTTCTAAATCCTCAATTCCTAAATCAATTGAATCAATTTGAACATCGTTGTCAAACATAATTTCCAATTTGTCTCGATTTCTCCGCGACCCAGAACCCTTCTTCTCATTGAATATACACAACACATCCTCATCTAAATCAAAATATTTACCAATATTATTCAAAAAATAGTCGGACTCTTCGAGAAAGTCTATATCGTCGGCAATATTGTAGCGAAATCGTGACTGAACTCCCAGAAATGACCCATAATACTGGACACCATGAATCCATCCGTGGGTTTCATGCATCATAGATGTTAAATATGAGAAAAATCCATCTACATATGCGGAATTATTAACATCGACCAATTTAGGGAAACAATTGTCTTGATTCGAATCCAATTGGGGCAACTGGGTCATCAACGGGTTTTCTAAATTGTATTTGCCTCTCAAAAAATGAAGGGGGTCTAAGAGAGGTGATGACTTCACAAAAATGGGAGTATTTAGTGTCACGTTTTTCGCATCCACCACAGAATCCAAACTAGTTACTAAATATTTGTGGTTGAGCGTTATTTTCTGACACGTGTTAGCATCCATATTAAAAAACACGTTGTAAATGGGATTGTATGATTGGAGCCCAACAATTCGAAAGGGGTTGTAATCATATGTGTCATCTTCTGGTTTTGAACTATCATATTGCTTCATCATTTTCTCTAAATCTGGTTTTCGAGAACGCTGGTAATTTAATTTGAATGCCATAGTAGAACTATATACCTAAAATGGCCCACTTTTTATATTTGTAATCAACGCACACATATTTGAAGAGGCTTGATTACATCTTGAATTGTGTAAAAGGTTTAGGAAAATCAAGCAAACGTGTTCGTTAAAGATTTGATTTAAATATATGAAACAACCATATATTTGAATATTATTCTAAATGACACTTGAATTACGAAAGTTTGATATGAGGTCGATTACATTCGACCCAAAAGAAAATAAGGGGCCTGTTATTGTTTTTATCGGTAGAAGAGATACCGGAAAATCATTTTTGGTGAGGGATTTGTTATATTTTCACCAAGATATACCGGTTGGTACCGTAATCTCGGGCACAGAAACTGTCAACGGATTTTTCGGGAAAATTGTGCCAAAATTGTTTATCCACGATGAATACAACACACTAATTATTGAAAAGGTTTTACAGCGTCAGCGCGCCATGATGAAGCAATGTAATCACGATTTGGCGACATATAAGAAAATGACAATCGACCCTCGTACATTTGTTATTCTTGATGATTGCCTCTATGATAACACGTGGTCTCGGGACAAATTGATGCGCGCGCTATTTATGAATGGTAGACATTGGAAGGTAATGTTAATTATCACTATGCAATACCCGCTCGGTATTCCGCCAAATCTCCGCACCAATATAGACTACGTTTTTATATTGCGCGAGAATTATTTGGCAAATCGTAAGAAGATTTGGGAAAACTTTGCATCAATGTTTCCCACATTAGAGTCATTTTGCTCAGTAATGGACCAAACAACCGAGAATTATGGAGCCCTGGTGTTAAATAACAACGCAAAATCGAATAAAATCACTGACCAAATATTTTGGTATAGAGCCGAGGACCGACCTGACTACAAAATGGGGGCAAAAGAATTCTGGGAAGCATCGAAAAATCTTACGGATGATGATGATGGCGATGAATATGACCCAAATGCTCGTCGTAAACAGAAGGGGCAGAATATTATGGTGAAGAAAACTGGTGGTGGAAGCGGTGGAGGTAAATGGTGATGCTGCTGTTTATACAAAGCCAAATTATTTCTTTATATTTAGATGAAGAAATAATAAGAATGTTACATAATAGTGCAAATAAATATTTAGATAATATATATATGCCCAAACAGACTACCCAGAAAAATGCCAAATCATCAAAATCTGGGCCAAAGTCTAAAAAACCCGAAAGTAAAACACAACGCGTCCGTTGTATTTGGACCAAAAAAATCCGCCATAGTCCAGTTGAATCGGTGAGTTTTAAGGATGTCGGTAAAAAATCCGCACTCGACGAAATTGCCGAAAATATTGGCCTAGAAGCCAAATTTGAATTAAACAGGGGTGCCAAACGACCAACAACTGCGCGAAGTGTCACATCGGTGGCAGATGCGACTAGTTGTCACGCGCGAAATCCTAGCACCCATTATTGGGGCGATATATTACGCAAAAACAATCCTAATGCTGAACTCCCCAAAAACATCAAAATATGCGCAATCACCGGACTCGTAGGTGATTTGAAAATAGACAAGTTTCAACTTGACCATACTGTTCCTGCGCGTATATGGTCACTCGTAGAAATCCCGATGACAACTGAACAATGCGAATCTGGGCATTTTAAAGATGTGAATATCACTGAATACACATTGGCATCGGCAAATATGTCAGTAGGCGCGGATAGTTATTTCACCAAGTTCAAGCGTTTTTGCCCTGGATATTATGGCCTCTCTGTATTGGTAAGTGATAAAGCAAGTATCAAAACAATCAAGGACCAAAAATACATCATTAATCCGTTGTTAAAAATGATAAGCGATGCGGATATCCGTCAAGGTATTCGGTCTGCGATTAAGGCAGTTGAAAACTCTACCTTTAAGAAAAGCAAGACACTCGTCGATTCAATAAAAAATGTAAATAGCAAACTTGAAAATCATATTGAAACACATTTACAGAATATTAAGAATTGGGATTCAATTAAGAATCTCTTATATATTTTGAATAAGGAAATTTGGCAAAAACTAATGCTATTTGTTCCCGATAAATATGACGGGAAACAATTACCCGAGCCGGATTTTTACAGTGGTAAATGCGACCCGATTCCGGTGGGTGTGCCTACACCGGTTAGTCTTCTTGCAGACACGGCAAATCGAATTATTAACTTGAAGGGCACCAGATTGTTGAAAATCCTCGAAATGGCATACAATATTAGCAATTATCGAGACCTGAAAACGGATACATTTGTGTCAAAATATGATGTTGTGAAACATATTCCGGGAAAAGCATATGTTAAGTTGGAGCCAAAAGTCGCAAAAGCCCCCGAACTTGAACCATTTAATAAGAATAATCCGGCCCATGTGATTGCCAGTTGGAACTACATAAATGACTATATCAAAAAAGCGGATGGTAAAATAGATTACGTGAAGTTTGTTTCAAGTATAAAACCAAATATTTTGAATAGTAGTAATATTAAAACAGAGGGTCGGTCAGTAAGAGAATTGAAAAACATTATGATAGACCAATTTGAGTTGATGACTGACACTGATGCCAAGGAAGTTGTAGACGTTTTAAGTGAATTAAATAATCCGCGTGTTATGGAAGAAATAAATCGTGAAGTTGATGAGATGAATAGACAACTTGAATCAAAAACTTGTGGAGACCAAAATAGTGATGATACATATTTGTGTTTGTCACAAAGTGAACCGAATTCACCGTTATCTTATTCAAATAAACTCATAAATATGAATCGCGGTAATGAGAGCGATGGCTACGAATCAGATATTTATGTTGAGAGTGCGAGAAAACCTGGTTCCAAAGAACACATTGATTTTTCGAGTAATGCTTTGGAAAATATTAGACGTATTGTTTCTCGTAATAAAACTTCAAAGAAAAAAGCGAGTCCTAAGAACAAGAGTCCCAAAAGTTCTCGAAGTAATAGTCCCAAAAGTAATAGTCCCAAAAGTAATAGTCCCAAAAGTAATAGTCCCAAAAGTAATAGTCCCAAAAGTAATAGTCCCAAAAGTAATAGTCCCAAAAGATCTCGAAGTAATAGTCCCAAAAGTAATAGTCCCAAGAGTTCTCGAAGTAATAGTCCCAAAAGTTCTCGAAGTAATAGTCCCAAAAGTAATAGTCCCAAAAGTTCTCGAAGTAATAGTCCCAAAAGTAATAGTCCCAAAAGTAATAGCAAATAATATTATTCCAATGTCGCCAAATACATATTGAAATAACCGCTAATTTTCACAATCTGATACCCCAATACATCCCGCAAATAATTAAATAATGGCGCATTCTCATTATTCGATTCAAACAAGATTTTAGGATATCCAGCGCGAACTATTGTCTCCATTCCACCCTGTAAAACATATAGTTCATTTTCCTCTACATCCATTTTAATAAATGATATATGCTCCTGAATATTTAACGAATCTAATGTACGAATCTCAATATCTTCGGTTCCAAGAAGTTTATCCGGTGCCGGTGCCCAAATCGTAGATCCGCCACCATCTTGACTCACAATATGGAGTGTTTTTGTGCCATTTTGCGACTCATTACCTAGTCCATATTGATTACAATATATATTTTGAGCTCCGCTGAGTGCCACACCACCACATAAGGCATAGTAAGTCATTCGTTGGGGTTCAAACGCCAACACTTTTTTTGCAAATGGTGCAAGTGTAATAGCA